TAGTATTCCTACACTCGTTGTATGTGAACGGTGCCAAGACCGAGGATGAGATTGTCACCATGATAAAACAGAAGGATGCCTTTGAGACTCTACTGAGTCCATTTGGCCGTAGGATAACAGTATGACTCGTGATGCAGCAGTACGACTGATTGATAATGCCATTCTTGCTCGTGATAACTGTAAAAAGTCTGGTTCGGAGTGGGGTGTACTATACTGGGAAACGGTATATAGTGCCCTTGTCAGAAAATTTGATAGAATGAATTGACTTTTGAAAATTTATAGTTTAGAATATGAAAGATGGGTAAGGGATCCGAGGATCTCTGAAGCTATTGATAATGAGGAACTCGGTACTCTGTACCAGATCTTGTGGGAGTTTTTACAAAATGAGCGGCATGCATCTTCTTCCGGTATATTACTCGACGACGAGCACCAAAAAGCGCAAAAAGAAGAACAAGACTAAATCACTCATTGCGGCTGAAAAAGAACACGAGAAGTTTCTCAAACGTATGGGTATCGGGTCCCGTAGCTCAGTTGGATCAGAGCAGCGGTCTTCTAAACCGCAGGTCGCAGGTTCGAGTCCTGCCGGGATCACCAATTCACGGAGCGTAGCGCAGTCTGGTAGCGCATCTGGTTTGGGACCAGAGGGTCGGGAGTTCGAATCTCTCCGCTCCGACCAAGTTTTCTATGATCCGTCAATGGCAAAGAAACAAGAGAAGGTCTATACTGGTACAGAGATCATTGGTATCGCACAGATGCACAAGTCCAATGCAGTGCCGATTCGTAACAAGAAATCTGCCGAAGAAGTTGCAAAGATGAGGCGAGGATGAAGATTTTAATTATTGATCCGCCTTCTGGTTGGAAGTATGGATTTCCAAAAGAATTACCAGAAGGTATCAAGGATACAGAGAAATGGCTTATTGAGAATGGTTATCCGCAGCATGAAATAGATTCATACGGTGATCATTTTTATTGTCGTTTTTGGGAGCGAGAGATAGATGAGTGATATGATAGATTACTATGAAGAAGTACTGCTTCTTCGTAAGAAGGTTGAGAAGTACGAGACTATTTTCAAACATGCAATGTCTGAAAAGACTGGTGTGTTTTTTATCTCTGGTGAGGCAGGTGAGAGAGATAATAACGGATTACCTGATACCGTTTTCATCTGTCCTGCAATGGGACTTGAATGGAGTGTGGCTTATAGGAAAGACAGAGACTACTCTGCTCCTGGCTGGTGAGGTGAGGATGATAGGCATGGATGTGGCTGAGCTCTTTGTTCGATCTGGTCTTGTTCGTTCAAAGACTGAAGCGAGGAAGCATATTAAAAATGGCGGTTTAAGGGTTCAGGATATTAAAATCAAAGATCCCTTTGCACGCATTGCAGCTCACGAAAACCAAATCTTTATCATTGAGTCGAAAGGATAAATACTCCAAAAAGGAGTATCCTATGTGGGAAATGATGGAACGAATGGCATCTGATCGCTTGTGGATTTATACAAGTATTGCAGGTTCAATTGCTGGAGCTGCTTGTCTTGCCTATCTCAGTACGACACGTATAGGACTTTGGGGTTATGCTAAATTTGATCAGATCGTCGACTTTCTTGTAGAGCGCTGGGGTCTGACCTGGTTGGAACAACCGGAAGATGCCTGGAGAAAAAGGTATCCAAAGATCACCGCAAAGATTGATGAACTCGAGCAGAGGATTGAAGATTTAGAAAAATGAAAACAGTGATCGTGACTGGTGGCTTTGATCCCTTACATTCTGGCCACATTGATTATTTTAATGCAGCTCGTGAACTTGGCGATAGACTCTGGGTTGGATTGAACTCGGACGACTGGTTGACTCGAAAGAAAGGTCAGCCATTCATGTCGTATCAAGAGCGCACTGAGATTATTCGTAACCTCAAAATGGTAGATCGAGTTATTCCAGTGATGGGTGATGATCGTACAGATGATGCCACTGGAGCAATTTTCTACGCTCAATCCATCGGTGCCACTGATATTATTTTTGCGAATGGTGGTGATAGAGATGCATCAAACTCACCCGAAGAAGATTTCTATCAGCACGACACACACGTACGATTTGTATACGGTATTGGCGGTGACTTCAAAAAGAATTCCTCAAGCTGGATTCTGAACGAGTGGTCTACTCCACGAACCGATCGTCCTTGGGGTTATTATAAGGTACTACAATCAAACAACCCAGAGGTGAAGCTGAAGGAACTGGTTGTAAATCCAGGATCATCTCTCAGTATGCAACGTCATCAAGATCGAGCCGAACATTGGTTCGTATCCGAAGGTACTGTCACCGTGTATACAATTAATGCATCATCAGATCTTGAATTATTGGATACGCTCGAGAAGCATCAGTCTATCCATATTAAGAAAAAGCAGTGGCATCAAATTTGTAATAAAACGAACGAACCTATTAAAATCATCGAAATTCAGTACGGTGATAATTGTATCGAAGCAGATATAGAGAGGCTATAATGATAATCAACGACGAGACAAGAATCGAATGGATGTGGCAAGCATTCCGTCAAGGGAACGAAAATCCAAATATGGAAGAATTTATCCGTATGATATCACGAGAGTTTGCCTGTGATCTACAGGAAGCGCAGCAGAAAACCTCACATCTTCTACTGATTGATTAAACTTTTGTGACAATCAGGCCTTTGTGTAATATATAATGAAAGAGGAGACACACATATGGACCAACTAACTCTTTGGATGGGTATTGGTTTTTTACTTGCCGCCTATTCAGTTATCGCAAACGATTCAGTACAGACACTCGGTACCTGGATTGCATCTAATAATGAACGCTTTAATTATAGAATTCTTTGGGCCGCTGCATCAGCGGTTTTATTATGGGCACTTTGGTTTGGTTGGTTTACTCATGGTGGTGATATATCATATGGTCGATTGACTAAGATACCATTTCAGGAAATACAGTGGTATCATGCAGCTGCACCGGCAATACTGCTTGTATTAACACGTGTTGGTGTTCCTGTATCTACCTCCTTCCTTGTTCTATCCGCTTTTGCGTCGACTTTTGTTCTTGAAAAAATGCTCATGAAATCTATCATGGGTTATGCAGTTGCGGCAATTGCAGCCTACGCTCTATGGCATATTATCAGCCGAGTCATCGACGAGAAGAAACCTATCGGCGACCATTGGTCACGTCCTTACTGGCGAGTGGCTCAGTGGGGTACAACTGGTCTACTGTGGTGGACTTGGCTGAGCCATGATATGGCAAATATTGCAGTATTTCTGCCTCGGCAGGTTCCATGGGATATGATGATCGTTATCAGTATTATCTTTGTCGGTGGTCTTGCCTGGATGTTTAAGGAACGAGGCGGTAAGATTCAAAATATCGTATTAGAAAAATCAACAACTCGATATATTCGTTCGGCCTGTTTTATCGACTTTGCATATTTTCTCATTCTTTATTTCTTCAAGGAACTCAATTCAATTCCAATGTCGACGACCTGGGTCTTTGTCGGTCTTCTATCTGGCCGTGAGCTTGCTATTGCCACCGTTCACAATACTAAAATGAAACAAGTATTCCCACTCGTAACTCGTGACTTTATGAAGATGATGATTGGCCTCGGTGCAAGTGTGGGACTCGTATTATTGATTCACTATATTATTATTCCAAATGGCTATTGACTTTTCGGATAATATATAGTAGTATAAGTTTATTATTTCAATGTGGAGTTAAATTATGGCACGTGGAAAAAAGTCTTCCGGCAAGCATTACACTTCGAAGGGCGAGCGTCGTAACGTCAATAAGAAGATTACGAATGCAAATCGTCGGGATTATCTATCAAATCATCTTGCTCGTACTCTCAATAAAATCGATGCTTGGGAGAAGGGTAAGAATGTCGTTCTGACTATTGCAAATCCAAACACCAATGAGACCGCCAAGCGGTTCATTAAGGTTCCGGCTACTCAAGTTTGGGGTAAGCCAGGCAATAAGTATCGTATGAAAGAATCTGGTATTACGGAGATTAAGGTATGAATCGTGATGAACTGAAGACCACTCTGCTGGGTGGAGTTTGTGATGTACGTTTTACAAAGGTCGATGGTACTATCCGTGAGATGCGTTGCACTCTTAAATCTGATCTTGTACCAGCAACTGAATCCTCAGATAAGGAACGAAAGGTCAACGAATCTGTTCTACCGGTCTGGGATCTTGATAAGGAGGGATGGCGGTCATTCCGAGTTGATTCCATACTCGACGTACAGCCAGTAATGCTATGAAGTTTACAGTAACAGGACTTGAGGATAATACCGGTCAGATTAATACTGATGGTGATGTCGTCAATGCAAAGGGTGGTACAGAGATGATGAAGGAGGGGCTTATGTCTCGCCTTGATCCAAAACTTGCCGACCATTTTAATATCATCTGTTCTCGAGTACGAGAAATTAGTGACGATAAAAAGAATATCTTGTGGTTGCATGATACCTGGAACGATCCAGAGGCACAGCACCTCTCAGATGAAGAGGATCGTAAAAGATTTGATAAGCTCGTATTTGTTTCGAATTATCAATTCCAAACCTATCATCTTGCTCATGGTATCCAATACAATGAATCAATCATTTTAAAAAATGCTATCGTACCGATTCCCGACCATCAAAAGCCAAATGATGGTGTTATCAATCTGATTTACCATACGACGCCGCATCGAGGGCTTGAGGTCCTTCTACCCGTGTATGAGTATCTGTACAAGCATTTTGGAGATAAGATCCACCTGGATGTGTATTCATCCTTTAATATCTATGGATGGCCACACCGAGATGAGCCTTACGAAAAGATCTTTGAAACCTGCCGTGAACATCCTGGTATTACCTATCATGGCGCCGTTTCCAATGATGAGGTTCGAGAGGCTCTTCAGAAGGCGCATATCTTTGCCTATCCAAATATCTGGCCAGAAACCTCATGCATTGCGCTGATGGAAGCGATGAGTGCCGGTTGTGCAATTATCTGCCCTAATCATGCCGCATTACCAGAAACAGCTGCCAATTTTGCGCTGATGTATCAGTTTGATGAGGACGGAAATCGTCATGCAAATGTGTTTGCGCAGCTCCTAAATGCAGTGATCGAATCATTCTGGGCGGATGATCATCAAGGTAAATTACAGTTTCAGAAATTCTACGCAAATAATTTTTATTCGTGGGATGCTCGGATTCCAGAATGGAATGCTCTTTTAAATTCAATGAAATAATCTATTGACTTGTACTGTTAAATATAATAGTATGGTTGGATGATTGAACTGGAGAGTATCTATGGCTCGACGTGCAAGTAAAAGTCTACTGAAATCGGCTGGTAAAAGAAAAATCAAGCCTCGTACACCAAAGCACTTTGACGAAAAATATTTGGGACCGGAACCGAGTTGGGGTGATGATATTGCCACCTCAAATCAAATTATGAATGCTTACAGTTGGTATAATTACTTTTATAATACAAAGGAAAAGATCAAGCTTTTATTCGATCACTATCCGCGCGATAAAAAAGAAATCCACCTACTGAAACGACTCCCTGACTGGAAAATTAATTCTACCTGCTGCTATCAGGCTCGGATGATGTCCAATGGCTGCAAACTGCCAGAGTCTTCTGTGAAGTATTTTAATGATAATATTGATTTACTACTGACAGAGGCAAAAAAGATCCAGGCCGAAAAGAAGGTAGAGGCCAAAAGTAAAGTTACGGTTTCCATCCAGGACAGAATCAAGGAACAGATCAGTGAATACATTGGTGAAATTGAGGAACAGGTAGACCTGTTTATGCTCGGTAAGTATAAAACAGATTTCGATATGTATAAATGGCTGCAACACAATAATGTAAAGTCTCAGCAATCGAATGCTATCGCTGATTACTATCGTCCCTGGTTAAATGAATTGCACGAGGTAAAGAAAAATACCTGTGAGCAATTAAAG